ATCGGTAAAGTAAACCGCGAGGCACCTGCAATTTATATTGTTGCCCGCCCCTCCACTTCCGTCATGAGGGTATTTCATCTTTATGGTTTGACCATTGAAGGGTACAAGGAACGGCTCATCAATCCCTACTTCTTGCCCATTAGCCGCCGCATGACCCGATCTGGTTCTAGCATCACTAACTGAAACCCACCGTTTTTTCTGTGAGGGAAGGTTAAGCTCCCTTGTGGCCGCGTCAGTCGCATAGGACGCTGCTGCGTGGGTTTCTGTCCGAGCTATGGTAGTGGCCCTTGCTCGGCCCATTGCCCCTCCTGTGTACTCTTTTATGAGCTTGGCGGTCGGCCCAACGCCCAAAGCTTCATTATCCGCGACCTCAATCGCCCGTCTGATTTTATTTTTTGTTGTTTGGGTGACGCCCACGACCTTGCTTGCGCCTTCTTTAGCGTAGTATTGGAACACCAAAGCTTCAAATTGTGTTGCTCTCTTACGGTTTTCGACAACCCTTTGTGCAAATTTTTCTATAACAGCCGCATAAGAAGCCCGAAAGACCGCGCCAACTTCAGATTGCAAAGTGACGTTTGCATTCTCTACGCTTGTTCCAGCCTCATACGCAGCGGCGGCTCTGTTTCCCGCTGTTCTAAAAAGGCTTTCCATCTTTCTTGCCATTTGCTTTTCAAATTGAAGGCGAAGGCGGCTGACCTCCCTGATCTCCTTGGCAATGGAAACTCGGCTCGCGCCCGCTTTTATGTATACTGGAAACCCCATGCCCTGTTATAGCATTAAACTTTTTTTTGGTCTAACTGCATTTTTTTGTAAATATGGTATTTACATTTACCAAAAAGACAGGCATACAAAATGTATAGCAACTTTAAAACTAGGTAGATCAAATGGAAAATCAGATTAAAAAAGCTTTCTCCGGTTTAGACGCTCAAATGTTCGAGCGCCAACTGAAATGGGCCAAAGCACGAAAATCTGCAATCACAGAAATGTGGGCAGAAAAGAACAACACCCGCCAAATGAATTACGAAATTCTTTTTGAAATCGCAGGCGGCAAAACATGGTACAATCTTTTAGCTTATACAAACAAGATTGAAGAAGTTGTTCGCAAAAATATTGATAACCTGATTGCAAACCGAAACAACCGCATCATCAAAGCGCTTACCAAAAAAAGCATCACTGAAATCCAAGACTTTGAACTTGTATCTTGTGGTGATGGGTATGAGGGAACTTTCATAATTGATGGGAATGTTGTTTCAATAAATACCATCTTGGCAGGAGGCTATAACGTCCAATGCCTTCACCAAAGAACGCTCATCAAGATTAAGTAATCAATCGGGGGCTTCGGCCCCCACCAACCAATGGAGAAAAAAATGGATTTTATCGTTAAAACTCAAACTCTGGAAAACTACGGCGCTCACGACACCGATGGGAAGTTTTCAAGCGGAAACGCTTATTGGAAATTTAAAGGCGGCGATGACTACATCGTGAGTGATGTAAACCGTCCAGCCGATGCCATGGCCTATATAATGGCCGCTCATTCGTCAAACTGCATTTCAGTGAAGGTTATCCCCACAGATGTAATGACCATTAGCCAGTGGGAAGATGAGCTCGCGGAGCTTGATAAAGATTATGCAGTTGCCCTTTTAGAGCAAGCAATCAGGGTTTCACCACTCAAACATTGAACCTTTAGTATATCTAAAATTGTGGGGCTTCGGCCCCTTTTTTTGTCATTATGTAACTTTTTTGTAAATTAAGTATTTACATATATAAAAAAATAGAGCATACAGAATGTATAGCAACGGAGGAAGTTCAGATGATCAACACAGTTTTTCAAACCGCACTTGATAAAAGCAGCAAGTATATTGGCCGCACTGGCACTACCCACTGCGCAGCAAAGTTTCGGAACATCTTAGAAACTGAGTTAGGAAAAGATTGGGAGGATGCTTATTTCAAACAAATTCTTTCGCTTATCAAGAAACGCGGATCAGACATTATCTGGGATTAATCAATCGGGGGCGAAAGCCCCCAACCAAATGGAGAAAAAAATGGCACGTAGAAGTTACAAAATTTTCGGGATCAAAGACGGCGGCCCAGAACAGTGGGTCGATACTGTGAGCAACGCAGCCGATGGAAAGGCAGTTCATAACGCAATGAAGGCTCAAGGTTACTTTGATTATATTCGTTGCCGCGACTGCTTGGGTGGATTGCGTTTTGAATACAATTTGAAAACTGGAAGAAAGACAGCGTGAGGAGGCGTGATATGTCAGGAGCAACTGCATCAGAGTTCAACAAGTGGGAAGCCCACGCTAAGACCGTCGATGACGATGCGCTGTCTTACATCATTAGCGATTGCCGCCAAGCCCAGAACGCGATGCGGGGGTGGAACCCTGAGCGGGAAAACTACTATGCCGATCAGGGCATGACCTACGCTATGGAGCGCCTACGCCGTGAAGGCAAACTGCGCCGCCGTTAATCAACAGGGGCTTCGGCCCCACAGCCATTGGAGGTAACATGGCACATTCTCTTAAATTTTTACTTTCCCCCGAAGCCGCTAAAATGCGCCTTAATCGACTGGAAGGCAATATTCATTTCAACGGCGAAAATAAATTTGTCGTTCACATCGAAGTCCCGTCACTCGACGAAGATCGGCTTATAGAATTTGACGCCGTTACACACCAAGTGGCAATGGCGCGAGGTTACCGCTGGCTTGCCAATCACAACGCGATCACTTTTGCTGTTCGCATGGTGAAGGAAGGCGGCTCGCTTTCAAAGCCTTTTGGTATCTATGATGATGTCGAGCTTGGCCTCGTGGAAAACTATATCTAGTTTTTCTTTTTGGATTTGAGCGGGTGGCCTTCTGGCAAAAGATCAGTGTCAAACTTCCCCCGCTTGAACCTTCCCGTTCTTACGGCCCCCAAAAATACATTTACCCGCGCATAAGCCCACTGGTCGGCAGAACTGACGCTAGGGCGCACTGAAGATGGGTTTGTGTTGTAAGCCCCCACGCCTCGACGAAACACCGCCTCCAGCATCCTCTGAGTGACCCTCTTGCCTTTTTTATCGCCATGCTTTTCGTTATGGTCTTTGACTTTTTCCGCTAAACCTTTTTTGACCGCTTCTGAAATTTTCGCTGGCGCTTTTTCCTCAAGCGGCAAATCTTCCATAAATGAAACCAACTCGTCAGCCTTATCACGCTCTTTATCTAGCTCCCGAACCTTACGTGCAGCCCAAGACTGCCCCTCGTCTCCACCCCAAAGCAACCAAGCAACCAATCCCGCACTGGGCCAACCAGCCTCGCCCCTGCGGAAGCCCTCTGCTCTTTTGTCAACCTCATGTCTTGAGAAGTAACTATGCATTCTACGGACGGTTCTGGGGCTAAGCCGCTCTTTCGTTTTAAGCTGGTTTGCCCTAGCCACACCGACCTGAGTGCCGCCGCGCCCATATTCCTTGCGAAGCGCAAGACCGCGAGTTGCGTTTGAAGCCATCGCGTCCGTTGGCGTTGTATTTACATCACTTTCAGCCTTGTCATCTTCTTCATCATCATGGTGGGATTTTTCCTTTTCCCGATGACGCATATCATCTGGACTTACGTACCGATCAGGATAATTCCTTTTATCACCTATGAGATCCTCGTATTCACCATGAGTATCGCACGGCATAAATACAAGGGTTCCGTCAACTGTATGCTGATGACTTCCAACACAACCTATTTGTGCGGCGCGATCCGATGCTTCGGCTCTGGTTGTAAAAGTGTCCTTGGCTACTTCACTCTTTTTTTTTATTTCTTCTTCGCCGTAGGCTTGTTTACCTGCTTCTTCTGGGTCTTGCCCTTCGTCTGCCGCCACTTCTGGACCACCCAATGGGAAGAGGTTTGCGGCAATGAAGACTTCGTCACCTCCTGTGATGGGTTCAAGGCCCAATCTTTCACGCGCTTCATTACGTGAGATAATTCCATCTCTAACCGCCGAAGTAACATTTTCATAAACTCTACGCCTCCGCTCTGTCATGGCTGGGATGGCGTCAATATCATATAAAATCGATATATCATCACCAAACGCTGGGGCCAGCCATTCGTTTAAATCGCTTTCAATCCTACGCGCCAAGGGAATAATGGTTTCTTCATAAAGCGCCAGACGCGCTTCTTGAACATTTGCATAGGTTTGAGCGTCTGGAATACCAATAAGCTGAGAAGGAACCCCAAAACAAAGCGCAATATCTTTCGCGGTCATGTTCGCTTGGTTCATAAAATCCATGTCCTTTGGCGACATGCCCATTTCTTTCCATTCAAAATCACCCTCAAGTAGCATGGGGCGACCCGCGTTGTTTACGCCCTTGAAGCGATTTGCCAAATCACTTTGTAACTGCTCGCGCTGGCTATCTGTGAGTAAAAGTCTATTTCCCGCATCGTCTGCTGGCTTGAAAACTATTGCCCCTGATGGTCTGGCACCATTTGCTAACAGCGCAATGTTGTGCTTCGAAACCATGTTGTTCTGGTCAATAGAAAGAGCCGCCGCCGCTAGGGGGGAAAGACCCTGATAATCGTCAAGAGGGTTCCAGAGCTTAAAATGCTTTACCTCTGCGGCTCCCGTTACTGGATCGGCGGGGTAGGTTTTCACTACCTCTTGTCCAAGCTTGTATTTGTAAGACTTTGGGATTGCCGTGCTACTTGGCTCGATTTCAATTCTATCTGGGCGCAGAATATGCAACTCTCTCGGAGCGCCGTTAACATCTGATTGCAGTGCATAAGAGTTTCCAGACAAAAGCAAGTAAGAATAAAGGCTTTGGAAGTACTCAACGCCAGCTTGTAGTGGGTTTGGCCGCGCAAGTAGTGAAATCAAAGGATGTGCCTCAAGCTTTATATCGCCCTGATAAACACAAAAAGGGATTGAAGCTGCCCCGTTAGCGATTTCATTAACGCAACGGTAAACGATTGCGTTTTCTTTATACCCTTCTTGAGCAAAAGTTTTAAAATTATCTTTTTTTGTTCCGCTGTATGTGGGGCCACTGATATGAACCTGTGGCGCTTCCTTACGCTCAAAGGTTTGACCTCTGCCAAATGCAGCCGCAATATTGTCTAAGATGCCCATTAACTTATTCTCCAGACGGGTTGCCCTGTTGACCTGTTTAACTCAGTAAGCGCCCAAACCAAAGCGTCTAATCTATCGGGGGATTTCTTTGACTGCGGAGTGTAGCTAGTCATTTGATCTTCAAGCTCCCTAAATACACCACAATGCGAAACCTTACCCTGCTCATACAGCGCCGCAATGGGCTCTGCCCTTAATATCTTACCCCTCGACGCCCTGACGGGGGTGTAGGGAACACTTCTATCTATAGTTCTTATCACTTTTTCAACCAAATCGCCACCGTTGTTTACTTCCGCAACTATTCTATCTGCCTTCCATTCGTTGAAAGCAGACACCGCCGCTTGCGCCCAAGTGTCAGGTGAACCCCTGAGTGATCTGTCATCTAAAATATAGAACCTCTCGTCAACGCCTCGGCCCGCAACAACGATCCCAGTTTCGTCGCTGTTTTCATTTCCAGTTACCGCAGGATCAATAGCAACAACTATTCTTTTCATCTGGGGTGCATTCTGCTCATCAAGGTTAGCTTGCTCAATAATCCTATGGTTCCAGAGCGCACCCTCAATATCATCTAAAACCTCAGCATATAACTCTTGGCGTCCCAGCCTTGTACCTTCATACTTTTCTTTAAGTTGCTCAAGAGCCGCCGCCGCTAGATTTTCTTGATTTTCAAATGTCGAACCCCTCGTGACAGCCGTTCCCTTTCTTTTCAGCAAATTTTTGATGATCTGGTTTGGCTTTGGCGTTGTTGTTATTACGCATTGAGGATTATCGCCAAGGCGCAACCCAAACATTAACTGATCAAAAGCTTCTGGGTAAACCCAAGCAGCTATCTCATCACACCAAGCGCGATGGAACTGAGGCCCACGTAATCGCTCAGGCTCTGCCGCAGAAAACCCTTGGATTATAGAACCATTAAAAAGTCTGATTTCTTGGGCGCTACTGTTGTAACCTTGACCCCTTCCAGCCAAAAGGCATTCTCTTGGAAGGAATGACAAAATTCCACTCTCACCCCCAAAGGCAACTCGCTTCAAATCACCAAACGTAGGAACAACTACCGCCACCCTTACATTGGGGTTTTTGAGCGCATATAAAGCCGCGTCAGTGCCTCCTGTTCTTGTCTTGCCCCAACCGCGCCCAGCTAAAATTAACCATACTGCCCAGTCTCCTTTGGGCGTGAGCTGGCTATCCCGCGCTGTATCGAGCCAATCACTGTATAGTGACGTTAGCCCCTTGTGACTTTGACGCGGCAAGCTCGTCCAGTTCTTCAATAATTCTTGAGAGACTTGCGGGGATATGTTCATCAGTTGTTACTTTCGTTATCTCACCAGCTTCACCAAGCGCCAGCTTCCCCATCTTTTGGGCCTTCAAACCCGCTTCGGTTAAATCTTTCATTTCTGTGAGGGATAAAAATAATTCCTCAACGCCGTTTTCCTCTGCCTCAAGTGTGGTTCTGACCTTTCGACCTAAGGAACTCAGAACTCCTTGAGCGATAAATAAAGCTTTGCTGTCAAGCCTTTCACCTTGCTTTGCAAACCTCTCAGCCCTGACCCTATTTCGCTCAGAATTGAAAACAGCTTGCCACTGGTTCCTTTGCTGCTGCCAATCTTGGCTTACTGATTTGCGGTAAAGCGTTGCTCTTGAAACGTTGTGTGACTTACACAGTGCATCGACGGTTGGGTATGATCTGACCCCTTCGGCGTCCTCAATACCCTCAACATATTCAAGCCTTAGCTCCTCAAGTTTTTGATCCGTAATTTTTTCAGTCATATTGCTTACCGTTATCAGTTTTTCCCAATCACTGTCTCAATATAGCGATTATAGCAAAAAATACTAGCCTTTGGTCTTGGAGCTCATGTATGCTTGTTTCCATTTTATTTTGAGCGCCGCCTTTTCCTTACCCGCCCAAGGTCCACTTGTTTGAACTTTCTTGTAAACCTGTACAAATTTTGGAAACTTTTCCGCTAGGATTTCCTGTCCACGATTATGTAGCTCAATCGTTCTGTAGGTTTCACATCCACCCTTCGCATTAGTTGCGCTTGGGTTCACTCGGTAGTGATTAAATACAACATTCTGGAAGCCGCGAGTGAGCAGCTGCAAATTTACATAGAAATCTTCTGGCATCAGTTCGTACTGCTCCCCCCAATCTATTTTTGACGGGTCAAACCTCTCACCGTAAAACACGTTGGTATACATTCTTGTGTTGAAGCTTAGTGGCTTAGGGTTCGGTGGCGTGTTGTGGGTTGAAAGGGAGCCGTGAATATACCCACCGTCGAGAACCTTACTGATTTGCTCGAACAAGGTTTGCCAGTTTTTTGGTTGCATCTTTTGAGCTTTAAGCTCCGCGTCCATCCTGACAAATTTTAAGTCATCGTCTAAAACCCAATGCCGCTTTCCCGCGTAATTCTGCGCAATAATTTTTCGAGTTAGGGCAATCCCTTTGGTTCCCGATGGCAAACACTGAACTTCGACGTCTGGGTGCTTTTGTTTGGCCTCATCAAACTCGTGCTCTTGAACCCAAAGGCAAATAAAGTTCCAGTAATCTTTTGGTATTTCTTTATATGTAACTTGCCGATCTAATCTGCCTAGAGTTGGTATAGCAATTTGTATCATTAAGCGTTCAAACCCTTTAAATCTTCCCGTGTTTTAATAATATCAAGCTCCTCACTAGCGGTTCCGCACTTACCCATATGCTCCCGATAATAACACACCACTGAGACGCGCTCGT